AATCGTCTTTTTCATCATAATCAAAAGTTACATCACTTGCTTCTACAAGATCACTTGTGCAAAGGTATCCAATTTTACCATTATATTTTTTTGAAAGTTTAAAATATTTTCTATCATTATTATCTGGATCTGTATATATAGTTGAAGTTATACATCTAATTGAATCTCCAACTTCTAAAGTGTCAAGTAATTTGGAATTTCTTTTAGGGTTACTTCTTAGGTTTGCTCTTGTTTTTGCTATAAGATTTTTTTCTGTAGTCGTAACTTGAGTTGTCTTAACTCTTTTAGTAAGATATTTCATGCTTGCGTAACATGGAGTTTGTTTATGTTTATCTTCGTACATAAATTTTAACCATCCATTTTTAGGTGTCCCACGAAATATTTCAAATCCCTTTTTTAGAGTTCCAAGTTTTTTATATTTAGTACCTGCACCCGTTCTATAATTAAGAGTTGATGATGTAACTTTGTAATAATATTCTTTTTTTCCACTTGTAACTGACGATGTATTATTAAAAATTGGATAAGTAGGATCACCATTTTTACCAGTTGAGTTATGAGACATATTACATCTAACAGTGAATTCATCTAAGGCATGGTCTAAATTTTGTCTTGTACAAATGCCTTTCCAAGTTGTCGAACCTGTAGGTAAGCTTCCAATGCAAACACCTTCTCCAGAATTTGTTACAGCTATTGAACCTCCCATTGTTCTATCGCTATCAATAGGAGGCTGTGCATTTACCCAATTAGAAGTTGTTTCGCAGTCATCTCTTAATACTCTAATTTTTTCTTTTTTTGATGTTGAAGTTATTTGAGGATAATTACCGATTAAGATTTTCTTTCCACTTTCTTCATGCTCCAATTGAATGAAATGTGCATCCTTTGAAAACCCTATAGTTACAAAAGGTAATACACTTTCTCCACCTGCATTTTCAACAGTAAGTATATTATCCTTAGAATCAAAATTCTTATTTTCTAAACTATAGAAATGAGGATCTAAACATACTAGATTTATTTTTACATATTTAGCAACATTTGAAAATTCTTCAGTTTCAATTTCATCACTAGTTATTGCAAAAGCAAATTTTTCATTATTTAATTCTAAAGGTAACACTTGTTTTGTATTGAATAAAGATGCTAATTCAACTAGTTTATTTTTTAATTCACTTTCTGTATTACCTTCCACAAATAATGTAATTTCAATTTCAAGAGGTTCATATTTACTGCTATTGTATACTTCACCATCCAGAGACTCTGTAGTAAAAGAAGTGTATTTTCGCTTTGGTAATATTGCTTTTTTCAATTTAGTAATAATACCAAAATATTCTAAGTCAATGTTGTTGTATTTAACTTTATACATAGTCTAATTCACCTCTCAATCTCATATTTTGTAAACTATTTTCTTCATTTTTTCTTTTAACAGAACTAGCTGTTTGTACACCAACCATTTCACCGTCAATTAAAACATCGTTATCAACTTTAGTTAATGCCTTTATAAATGAATCAGTCATTTTTTCATAATTTATACCTTCAGTTCTAAGAGAATTTAATTTTTTATCTAAATGATTATAAAAACCATTTAAAGGAAGTATGGCTTCATCACCTGATTCTCCACCGACCATGGCTCTGTTACCATTCATTCCAAACATTGTGGGACTTGTCATTATACCACCTTTAGCATACCAATCAACTCCTATTTTAGGTACACTTGGAGGATTTAAACTAAATTTACCACTTACATTTATATGAGGTAGTTTTAATTTAGGCTTTAATAATACATTGACTGCTGTTTTAATTGCATTCATAGCTTTTTGAACCGCGCTTCTAGCAGTGTCAATTGGATTCATTATTGCTGATTTAATTCCATTCCAAATACTTGTAACAGTAGATTTAACACTATTGAAAACACTAGATGTAATACTCTTGATACCATTCCATATACTACTAACTTTTGATTTAATTCCATTGACAACAGTAGATATAACCGATTTAATTCCGTTCCAAATACTACTTGCTACACTTTTTACTGTTCCGAAAGCTGAACTTGTAAAACTTTTTATAGCATTCCAAGCATTTGTGACTTTTGATTTAGCTATATTAACTGAATTACCAATTGTAGTTTTAATTCCGTTCCATACTTCGCTACATTTAGCTTTTATAGTTCCCCAATTCGCTACAAGTGCAACACCAATTGCTATTAATGCCATAATACCAAAAGAAATTCCTGCAATCATACCAACCACAGGTGCTCCTAATGCGATAGCTCCTTGCACAACTATCATAATAGTCCCAATGAATGCTATAAGTGGCCCTGCAACAGTCATCAATAAACCAATTGCTCCAACCACTAATAATATAGTACGTGTTAACTCAGGATGTTTAGTAGCCCAATCAGCAACTTTTTGAGCAGCATTTCCTATTTTTTCAACCAAAGGTGCTAAAACAGGTAACAATTTAGTTCCTATTTCAGCTACTGTTTCCATCATTTTTTGTTTACATAAGTTCCACTTCATGCCGAATTGTTCAGCCTCTTGGCTTGCTAAACCAGTCATTGTAGAACCTTGTCTCATTGCTTCAGCCATTATAGCTTGTGCTTTTTCTGCATTTGACATTTGATTCCATGTTTTGCCTAATGATTTAGCATATTCACCTGAGTTAATAGTTGCAACATTGACACTCATTCCATATTTATCTAAAGCATTAAAGTTACCAACTAAAGCAGATTTCATATCACTTAAAGCCGTATCAATAGGTACATCTGCAAATGCTCCCATATCAGCACATAAATTCATCCATTTAGTCCCATTGTCTGCAATAGTACTATTAGACACACCTAGTAAACCTAATGTATTTGATAATGCAGTTGCATTATTTTCATATTGTTGTTGTGTCATACCTAAAGATTCAGCTTGTTTAGCTCCAGTGTTTATAAAGTTTTGAACTGAACTATCTAAATTTTTATACAAGAATTCTTGTTGGGCAACTGTTGCCTCCCATTCCTTAGACGTTCCAATTATTTTAGCCATTCCTGCAGTTACACCAGCACCCACAACAGTCATTGTGGCACCGACTTTTTGAAGTCCTGAACCTATTGTAGCAAACCTACTTTCTGCTTGTTGACCTTGTTGAGATACTTGTTGAAGTGATGTTGTAGCTTGTTGAGTATCTACATCAATAGATGCCTGTAATCTAAATACTTCTGACATCTTCTATCCTCACCTCCTCGTAATTCTTTTTATCTAAAAACAATTTAAGTGTTTCATTATTTTCTTCTTTAATTTGTTTCTTTTCTTTTTCACTAAGTTTAGATGTTGTTTTAGCACTCGAACTATTAACCTTGAATTGTTTTCTGAATTCATTGTAAGAAGGTAATTTTTCATAAAAAATAAGACTATTTACATAATATAAATAATCTCTTTCTTCATAATAAGTTGTTATTAAGTTTTCAATTATTTCTAAGCTATCTTCTAAGTCCATATCAAGGATTTGAAAATAGCAGTTATTTTTTATTAAGATTCCATCTAAGCTACTATCTCTTTTTTCTACTTCACAGCTAATTGAAAAAAACCCATAAATTGTTGACTTTTAAATATATCCATTATACCTTGGATTGTTTCAGCCACATCTCGTTCTTCTGCTTCTTTCACTGTTATGTTAAATATTTCAGATACACATTTATAAAAATCTTTTTCAGCATTTGGAACAGCTAATATTATATCAGTTAACATTGTTAATCCTAATATTTGTTCTTCTTCTTCTATCTCTTTATATTTTTTATATAATTCAGGATTTTCTATAAATAATTGAGTTGTTAATTCTTCTGTTATATCAACTGTTTTATCTTCTAATGTATTAAATAACCCAACCATTACATTTTGTTTTTCTTTTTCAAATCTCGCTGACTCTTTAAAAAAAGATATCAAAGTATCCTTTATTTGCATTTTATTTATTAATCTTAATAAGCCTATAGCTTTTTTAGTTGTTATTATTTCCATTTTAAATCACCTTTCTTATAATAAATTCAAAAAAATAGGTCACTAGAAATTAATCTAGCAACCTACAAGTTATACCACTGTTTCTTTTGGTAAGTAAATCATACATGGAACTGTATTTTCACCTGTTGCATCTTTAAGAGGATCATAATCATATCTAGCCTCGGCTTTAAAATCAAAAGTACCCTCTTCACTGTCTTTTGTTTCAATTGTACATCCATCAGGATTGAAACAATTTTTCATAACTACAACGATTGGATCACTACCATGCATTTTACCTACAATTACAACATCTTGATACTCTATTTCGTTAGAAGGTATAAATTTTTCATACTTAACATCAGTAAAAGTTGAGTCTTTTTTTATCAATGAAAAATCTAAAGCTGTATTTGATAGTTCTAATCCTTTAGTCTCAGCTGAACAATTCCAGCCAAGTATTCTTTCCATGCCCTTTATTTTTCTTCCTAATTTTCCATCGAATTCAATTTCTCTTATATTTGGTTCAAAAGCAAGTTTTACACCATCTTTTGAAATCCCTAACTCTTTTCCCTTAAGACTTGCTAATTCGGATGGATCATCTATAGTTGCTACATAAAACGTTGGTACATCTATAATAAATCTTTCCACGACATCACTTCCTTTAATATTTATTGACCGAATAACTTAATACATAATGATAAAGTTCATCCTCTTTTAATGGAATGAGCCATACATTTTTATGTTTTATCCAGTAATTTTTAAAATCTTTTCCATTTAGTTCTTTGTCAAATACATCAATGACTTTAAGCATATTCATTTTATCATCTTCTAAACAATAAAAGTTAACATCTATGCTTATTTTGTCTTTGTAAATATTATCATTAACATTATTTATGACATAATAAATGCCAACCTTATTACTTTTGAAATCATAATCCAAAGGTAACTCATTGGCATAAATTCTATCATTCAATTTAAATTTAACTCCTGCTATATTAGGGTCTTCATTAAAATATGGTATATACATTATATCAAGGTTATTAATATCATTGTATATTTCACCTAGGTAAAAATATAAGTCTTTTTCTAGTTCAAACATTATATCTCACCTAACTTTCTACTTAATATATTTTGAAATTCACCCTGCAAAGACTCTAATGAGTTCCTAAAATGAGGTCTACCACCTTTGTTGGACGGCTTAAATTCAACATAAATTGAATAATCTATATCACTACCTATTATTACTGAAAAATCTTCACATTGATAAGTATAACTTCTTCTAAGTATTCCATTATCAACTGGTGCGTTAGCTTTAACTTCAGCCACCGCTTTAATCCCAATTTCTTGTAATGCCTCTTTAACTTTAGAATTTATCAATTCAATAATTGTATCTGTGTTATCAATAAAGCTAACTGACATTGATATCACAACCCTTCAACGAGTATATTTTATAATCAACCCAATCAACTTTACTATTTATTTCATATACATTATCATTAAATAAAATATAAGTTCCTAATTTTAAATCTTCATCACAAAACATTGTGTAAATACTTTCTATGTCCTCACCAAAAGTTTTTCTTATTAAGTCACTAGAACTTGGTTGCATATCACATTTAAACTCTTTATCTTTAACATGACGTTTAATTGTTTGACCTATATCGTTAACTAATGATTTATCAAGTTTTACTGTGTTAACTATGAAATCATAAAACATTATAATAACCTCACTCTTGGAAGTGGTAGGCACGCTTTGATATCATCAGATAATCCTGAATTATTACTTACGTCATATGTTCTACTTCTACTTCCTTGGGATTCTTGTTTTATTCCTTCGGTTTTAAGTTTATTCTTTTGATAATTATAAGTATCTTTAATACACAATACTAATGCAGAACTATATTCTTGAATAATATCAAATTCAGTTAAATCTGGATCATTCAAATACTTAATGATTTTTTTTATTGATATATCATATAGTATTTCTAGAAATTCATCCTCATTATCTCCTACACCTAGAATCATTTTAACTTGACTTATAATGCTTGACATAATATCCACCTACTTTCAAAGAAGGTAGATATTATTCTACCCTCTAAATTTATAATTAAGCTGCTGTTGCATTTACAGTCAATTTAACACATTTAGATTCATCTCTTAAATATGCAACATAGAATTGATCTGCATAGAATTCAGATTTTTTATTACTAGCTATTCTCATTTCTTCTACATTAACAGCCTTAGCCATCTCTATTCCTAAAGCACCAGCTTTAACTATTAAGTTATTAAATTTAGTTGATGCTTTCTTTATTTTTCTAGAAACAACAACTTGACAACCAGCTATTTCACCAATAACACCTGTCATCACAACTTTATCACCCATTTCAGTTGCTCTTAAGAAATTAGGGTCTTTCATTAATTTAATTTTTTGTTCAGGTGCTATAAATAAAACTCTTGCTTCGTCATCTTCTTCTTCGAATGCTCCCACTGCATCTACTATTGCATCGTAAGATATTTCAGTTGCAACAGTTTTAACTAATTTAGTTGTAGCTAACGCTGTTAAACAATCTGTATCTATCTTATCTGATATAGATTTTAATAATTGTGATTTACCTTCGTTTATTACTTCTTGTCCTCTTCTTTTTACATCTTCATCAGTTACGCCAAATCCTTTACCAGCTTTAACTACTTTAACATCTTGAGATGTCATTGATAAGTCAGCAACATCTATTTTAGCACCTTCTGCTATTATTGCTGCTTCTCCTATGTAAGCATATTTACTTCTTGAAACTGTGTCTCCTGCTACATTTAATAATGCTGTTGAAACTGTAGCTAAAGGTGCAAATTTTAATTTTGCTGGTAATTCAGCACCAAGCACCTCTCCCATAACTTTTGTATTTATTAATGTATTTGCCATCTTATTACTCTCCTTTTTAAATTAAATTTGCATATAATAAAAGCCACCTAAAACTAGATGACTCTTACTTCATTATTTCTTGATATAACTCTGGATTTTCATTTGCAAAATTACTTTGTTTAATTAAATCCATTTTTAAAAATTCTTCTTTAGTTATTGCTTTTGTATCTCCTTTATTTTCAGGAGGTGTATAACTTGTATCTTTCATTCTTTCTTCAACTTTTGAGTCAATGAAAGTCTTCATACTATTTTCAAATAAATCTATATTAGCATTTGTTATGTCTTCATCATCTGCTAATAGAAAATCAACTAGTTGACTTGGAATTTTCTTTTCATTTAAAACATCTTTATATTTACTCACCATTTCAGCATGAGTTTTTTCTTTTTGTAATGCTTCAAACTGTTGTTGTAATTCGCGAATTTGTTTTTGTTCAGGAGTTTCATTGTCTCCTGTTCTTTTTAAAACTTCTGCATCAATTAATTTCTGCATATCTTTAGTTTTAAAGTTTTCTAATGCTGTAGCTATAGCTTTACTACTATGTTTATCTTTTTGAGAATCCAAGAATGATTTAAATTCTGATTCATCCAACTTAGATTTAAAATTATCTAACGTTAAATAACTTTTAGATACCACCTCATCTATATCAGTGCTATCATCTATATCTTTTACTAATTCTAATAATTCACTTTTTAACATTTTTACTCTCCTATCCTCACAACTGAAAAATCACCTGTGAACATTTATTA